AACGTATCTACCATGCCCGGCTGGGTATGATCCATCATGGTATAATGGAGCACTGCAAAGAGCTTATTGGTTAGATGCGACAGGGTGTGCCGAGAGATTGTCTCAAGGTTCTATTTTTCGAAAATCCCCAACAATAACGCCTGACCCCACAGAACAACAAAAAGAATTCCTAGATTCAGTCGATAAAAATGGAAATGATCTTAATACTTTTGCTACAAACGTTGTCAATGATGTAACTAAAACATCTTACGGTGGAATCCTTATTGATTATGATGATACTCATGGGCAAATTCTCACACAGGAGCAAGCTGAAGAACTCGGAATAAAAGCGCGTCTCATTTTCTACCCCGCTGAGTCGATTTTCAATCCTGAAAAAAATAGTATTAGGCTTTGGGAAGTATATCATGAGCAAATAGACGAATTTACAGCGGAAGCAAAAAAACAGATTAAGGTTCTAGACTTTGTATTTGATACAGACAGCAATAAAAAAGTCTATCGCCAAAGAATATTCCGAGAAATTGAAAGTGATAAAAAAAAGAAAGAGTGGTTACAATTTGGAGCTGATATTTTTCCAGCGTGGCCAGGTGGCGAAAAATTAGATTTCATCCCGTTTCAGTTTATCGGTGCAAAGAATAATGATTCGGATCCAGATACACCAATTCTTGAAGGACTGGTAAATGCTAATTTCCAACATTATGGATTATATTCTGATTTTAGAGAAGCATTGCATTGGATAAGGCCGATCACATATAGAACGGGTGAGGTTGACGACGCAAAAGCACCACAAACGCTTAATTCAAATGTAATGTTGACATCAAGGTCCCCGGAAACAAAATTCGGAATTTTAGAATTTAGGGGTTCAGGACTTGAATGGGACGTCAAGGCACTTGAAATATTAGAAGCACAAATGGCTGCGATGGGTGCCGAAATGCTGAAAAGCAAGAAAAAGGCTTCTGAATCAGCTGATAAAGCAAGAATCGACAAATCCGGGGAGGCGTCAATTTTAGCAACAATGGCGAATAACATTTCTTCAGCGATCACTATTTCAATTAATATCATGCTGAAATGGAATGGCGAGGAAGGGGAAGAACTAACGTATCAACTCAACACGGATTACGATGCTACTTTGTTTGATGCTCAATTGATGACATCAATAAATAAATCTGTCGAATCAGGAACAATGTCACAACGTTCAGCAATTCACAATTATAAAAAAGGGGAACTGTTACCGGATGGTATCAGTGTTGAAGACGAGACGTTACAAATTGAGGCAGAAGCTTCAGGATTAGGAGGAACGGAGGAGTTGCACGAAACGATCAGAAACATAGTAGGTTCAATGAGTGAGGAAACTTGACATTTCTGTTATCAGTTTGCAATAGTTAGATAGCACGAATTTTAAATTAGTAACACACCTGGATTGGAATGTTACTAATTCACTGGTGAGACTGGATTGTCTTATCAAAATCCTGGATTGGAGATTTTAATGACTTACGAATACAAAAAAAACGAAGAGGGAGAACGACAACATGATGAAAGTGGTAATTTTATCGTAATTGACAGCAAGACAAAAGAAGAACGGGTTACAGATCTTTTGGTTTTGTTGAATGATAAAATCCCTACAAAAAATTCAGAAGCAGAGGCGAATCGAAAAGAAAACTCGAAGTTAAAGGCGAGTCTCAAAGAAATAAATGAAAAATATTCTGTGATAGGCGACCCTGAGGAAGCTCTAAAACTGATCAACATTGCAAAATCTGTCAGTGCGAAAGATTTAGTAGACGGGGCAAAAGCGGAACAGGCAAAACTCGATTTACTTGCTGACAGTAAACAGCAAATTGAGACACTTCATAAAGAATATGGTTCCAAATTGCAAATTATCGCTGATGAAAACACAAGTTTGAAAGAGGATGAATTCAAAAATTTCAAACTTGGGGAATTAACGAATGCAAAAGCGCTCAAAGGGACGATATACGAAAATCACTTAAAAGGTGCTTTAAATGAATTTGGCCCAAACATCAAACGCGATGAAGAAGGCAAAGCGGTGGTAGTAGATTGGACCGGGAATATAATCAGAACAACCGACCCGGAAAATATGGGTCAACCTGCGCAGATCGGTGAAGGGCTAAAAAAACTGATTGAATCACATCCGAATAAAGGAAATATTTTAATGGCAGGCACGGGTGGTGACGATAATTCGAATCCATTGCTTAAATCGGACGGCGGTGCCGTGAACGTGACGCGCGCACAAGTCAAGGCACCGGCTGATTATAAAAGAATAACCGAACAAGCAGCAAAAGAAGGTGTAAAAGTCAACATTGTAGACTGACAGTATAGGACCGTGCAACCTCATATTGTCTATTTTTTTAATTGCACAATTTTATGAGGTTGTATTATGGCCAATACTCTTGGTGCTTATAATCCGATTTTCTACGCTCAAGAAGTGTTGCGGATTATGATGGAAATGTACGGAATGATTAATCGTGTCAACCGTACTTTTGAAGATGAAAGAAAATCTTTTGATAGAGGTGAATATATCTCGATCAAACGCCCTTCCGCAATGACTACGCAAGCAGGCGCGAACGGAACCATTGCAGATCTTACCACAGAAACCGTTCAAATTCAATTATCAAACTGGCGTGAAGTAAAATTTGCGGTCAATGATAAAGAATACGCTTTTTCTAAAGATGAACTGATTCGCGACCACATCGCACCAGCCGCCTACGCTCTAGGCAATTATGTCAATACTCAGTTGACATTACTCGCAAAAGACATCCCTTGGTTTTCTCCGTGGACTGGCACAATCGTTTCTTCTGATGTGACAGCCGGAATGAAAGTGTTGAAAGACACCGGCGCAGGTGTCGCTGGTGATTCTGAAAATATTCATATGGGTATTGATACCACCGTTTCCGCAGCATTGCAGGGGTTGAGCGATTTTAACGCGGCGAATATCGCTGGAAATACCAATACGGCACTTGTCAATGGAAAAAATCCAGGACGTTTCGGCGTTGGTGATTTCTTCGATGATCAAACTTTTGCAAGTTTCACATCAGGCACGATTGTTTCCGGGGCAAGTGATCTTGCCGGCGCATTGTCTGCCAACGTGGCGCTTGGAGCTACAAGTTTTCCAATGGACAGTTTGGCAGCATCAGAGACAGTTGTAAAAGGTGATTCGTTTGTCGTTGCTGGTTCTTCTCAGCGTTATGCGATTACGGCACCTGTCACGTTAAGTTCAAATGCGATGACGGTTGTTGTTACTCCTCCCGCTGCGATTGCTTACACAAGTGGTGACGTTGTGACATTTGAAACAAAGGCGACGGCTTATGCGGATGCATACGAGCCTAATCTTCTTTTCCACCGTGACGCTTTTGCACTAGTTACGGCCCCTCTACCCGATGCTTCTCTCGGAAATCTTGGTGTTGATGTTTTCACGGCGACCGATCCAGTTTCCGGGCTTAGTGTTCGTGCAAGACGTGCATATGTTGATGCAAGCTCCAAAGTGGCAGTGACTGTTGACGTTCTGTTTGGAGGTAAGACATTGAATCCAAACTACGCGGTTGTGATGCGTAGAAACACTCCTTAATCTTTATTTTCCATAATCCGATGGCTCATTCGTGGGCCGTCAGAGAAAAGAGGTAATCATGAAAACATTTGAAACAGTTCGAATTTACAAGAACGGAAAACCGGTTCAAGTAAATGTGAAAGATAAAGAAAAGTACCTTGAAAATAAGAAGGGGTTTAAGGGGTTTTCGGAAAAAGAAGAAAAAGTTGGTTTGAAAAAATAAGTGGAAAAAGTTCAGGTAAATTAGCAGGGCCATTAGTGGCCCCTAAAACTACAGAGGAAAATGGCTATTCAACAAAAAGATACTTACGGTCATGAAATTGCGACATATGACAACGTCATAAATAAATGGGGGTCCGCTCCCGATATTGACACCGCTGATACTACCGCCGGAGCGCAAATCATCTGGCCGGTAAAAGCAGCAACACAACTATATTTGTTCATTGATTCACCAATTGCGTTAACAGTTGTTTCAACGGATACTGAGGATACACCGGCGGTGGGAACACTGACTTTAGGTGCTCAGATGACGGATACCGAAACAGTGACAATTGGCACTAAAGTATACTCATTTCAGACAACTCTAACGGACGTCGACGGCAATGTTTTAATTGGCATCGATGCTTCAGCTTCCATTAATAACTTAATTGCCGCGGTCAATCTTGCGACGGGTGCGGGGACTACTTACGCGGCGTCGATGACTGAGAATGATGCTGGTGTTTTTGCTATTGTCGGGGCCGGTGACACAATGACTCTATACGTCACGACTGCAACCGCAATTGCGACTACAGACGTTGCAATTGGGATACTTACGATAAGTGGCGGGCTACCCGCCGATACTCAAACAGTTACAATGGCATCTAAAGTTTATACTTTCCAGACAAGTTTAACTAATGTTGATGGCAACGTACAAATAGGGGTTGATGAATCCGCTACTATTGATAATCTGATCGCTGCAATTAATTTAGGAGAAGGGGCTGGCACAGCTTATGCGGCTGCGATGACTGCGAACGCCGCGCCCACATCAGCTTTTGAGGGTGCTGGGGATACAATGGTACTCCATGCTGATACTAATATAGCGACTACTGACACAGCGGATAATACCGCATGGGGCGCGGCAAATGCAGTTGAGAACACTACTTGGGGAGCTGCGGCAGCGGTTTTGGGAACTGGAGCGCACTCAGCTAGATTTTATTATCATGATTTCAACGGGTACGCATGCGAGGTCGATTTGCCATTACGCGGCGTTGACACGGTTCCGATTAGTTCTGAAAACTCATACGGTGTTTTTAGAATAGAACTTTTAACGTCAGGAACCGACAACGCAAATGCAGGCCAATTGAAAGTGATGAATTCAACAAATATTTATGCAACTGTTGAAATTGGTGAAGGTCAAACGCAAATCGCAGTACAAAGAGTTCCGAATGACCATACCGGAAAAATAACATCGCACCATGTCGATTATGGAAGGGCTTTGCCATCGACTAATACTGCAACCACGCGTTTTAAAGTCAGAAAAGTTGATGGAACAGAGCTAACCAAACATGATCCTTTTATTTCTAACGTAAAACCTCAGGACGATCATGAATACCCAAATGGTGGCATTATTGTTGGTGCTGGTGAATGGGTGTTTTGGGAGGCCATATTAGTATCCGCAAACGATACGTCAATCCATGCCGGGTTTGATTTGGAATTGACTCGAATACCTGATTTTGAACAGGGATAATTCTTGATATAATTATCAAGCGATATGCGGGTATAATGGGATGACTCCCATTTCAAAAAAGGTCGGTATGTTGGACGGACTAGCAGGGCAATACGTTGTAGGGTCGATTCAGGAAAATTTGTTTATTGGTGGCAATTCATTCTCGTACGTGGACTATTTAAGTTTTGCAGATTCAGAGGTTAAGACATTTGTTTTTGATGGGACGGCCTGCACGTGTGAACAGATTGTATTTAACACTATTCTTTTTTCTGCCACAGCCGGCCCTGTCCTGATTGATTTTTATGCTGGAACAACAGCGGATAGTGACGGAACGCTACTAGGAGTATCAAATAGACGGGCAACTAGTCCAATTGTAAATGAGGGAGTACTACGGCTAAACCCATCAAATATAACACTTGGAACTCGTTTTAGCGGTGATATGGTCCCAGCAAATGCAGCACAAGGAATTGGGAGTTCAAATCAAGGCGCACAAAGTAGTCAAGGTCTGCCATTTGAAATTGATTTCAGTATAAAATATGCGTTTACTATCACAAATACGAACGGCGCGGGTGTTTACGTCAAAATAGATGCAACATGGTTTGAGGTTCCGCTGGTTTAATATGCAACCATTACAAGAAATTATTTATAAATTGCTCAAACTGGACCGGAAAGCGAAAAAATTAGGCAAGGATATCCACGGAAACGAGCGATGGTTTGGTGAAGGGTATCATGGTTTAGTTGATGTGGATAGTTTCGAACCGATCAAATTATATCAAGAATGGAAACCGATAATCACGGGCAATGAGGTTCGGATTGACTCAAGACATAAACATTATGATATCAGGAAAATAAAGGTTTCTTCTGTTGATTATATTACAAGAATAATGTTCTCGACAGATAAACAATCGGACATTTCCGAAATATTAGTTGATGAAAAAGGTATTTATCTCATTGACTCGGAACCGATTGAAATAGGTGTCCGAACTTATGCTAAAACTATAGGTGGAGATGCTGAAATATATCTAGGAATTGTAGGGATATAAATATGCTAAATGCTGAAACAATAAAGGGTGCTTTTGATCTGACATATATGATTACTATCGGGACGCCAATCGTCGCGCTGGCGATTTTCTGGTATAAAATATCAAACTCACAAAAAGAGTTGGTTGTGATGGTTGCCAAGGTTTTGAATCGGCAACTTAAAAATAGTGAAAAAACTGATTTGTTTTATCAGCAAATTGAGAATGATGTTAAAGCATTCAAAGAGGATAACGCGAGACAGCACGGCCTTTGCTCGACTCACAACAGGTCAATCGCGACAATAGTATCGAATCAGAAAGCACAAGAGATTACTCAGAATTACATGAAGGATCTCTTTGACGATATCAAACAATTACAAATTGCGACAAACGAAGCAATAGCGAACAACACCGGAGTATTAACGAGGCTTCTTTTTATGATAGAGGAGCGGAAATGATCATAAAATGGTTGATCGAACATAAAGAATCCGGCCTTTGCATATCAAAAGACAGAGGGCTTGAAAAAGCGGTTGATTATCATGAATTAATTAATTTTGATGACAAACGAGATGCTCAAAGATTTATCAATACATTAAAATTCAACAAAACTTATTTTGTATCGGAACATAAATATTAATGGCTGACGAGTATCAAAAAATAGTAAATGCGACTTACGACCACGCAACTGATCTTGAGTTATTGAGTAATACTCAAACGCGCAAACTATTAGTTGATATCCGGAAACTTCAAAAAGATTTAAAAGAGCAATTGCGAAGAATTGACCCAACATCACCAACAAGACCACGAACGAAACAAAAACGATTAGAACAGTATCTTAAAATATCAGATAATTTGATCAATACTGTTTATTTGAAACTTGGAAAAACACAAGACGGCTACCTGGAAAATCTTGTCAAAATGGAAGATCAGGCGACGAAGAATATCGTAAATAATTCTCTTGGGGATCCGGTTTTGACTGTAAATATTGACAGCAATCAATTAAATATTCTGTCACGTCAAACACTGGCTGAAGGACTACCGGCTGATAGTTGGTTTAAAAACAAATTACCGAATGACTTTAAATCAACAATGGTTCGCCAATTACAAACAGGAATCGCACAAAATGAAACGATTCAGCAACTAACGTCACGGATAAATAAAAGAACGGATATCGAAAGACGTCACGTTGAAACATTGGTTCGAACCACGACAAATGCAGTTGCAAATAAAACCCGTGATCAGGTTTATATAAACAATGATGATGTGATTGAAGGCGAAGAGCATCTTTCAACGCTTGATTTAAAAACTAGCGACATTTGCAGAGCACGCGACGGACTGGCTTGGACTATCCCGGATCATAAGCCGATTGGTGGGCACGGTGTTAGGTGGCGTCCATTCCCTTTGCACTTCAATGAGCGTTCAACCTGGGCACCTATTTTTCGAAATATTGACGACATAACAGGTGTTGATACTTCTGGTTGGAGTGAAGGCACACGAGCGGCAATGGATGGCCCAAATAAAGCAACGGATAATTATTCTCAATGGTTTTCTAAGCGAAATAAGAGCAGACAATTAGAAGTTTTGGGACCAGGGAAACTTAAACTTTACAAAGCTAATAATCTTTCAATGAAAGACATAGTCCATGCCGATGGATCATCATTAACAATAGAACAATTGACAGAAAAAGTTAACAAAAAAGGATTCAAACCAAAACCCGAAGTTGTCGAAATTCCGGGCAAGGATGAGGCAGCATGAAAGAAAAAACGACGCGGTTGAGCATAAGAATAAACAAAAGGATTCTAAGCGCTTTTGGAATTATGGTTGGTGGAATTAGTTGGGGTGCTATTTACTTTTTCATTGCATTCAGTAACCCGGAGTTAACCAGCACACAAGTTTTAATAATCATGATCGATTTCTTTTTTGAATAAAGGGGATTATGTTTATAGATATCACTTACAAAAACGCTATGAACTCATTTGTATATGACAAGAAAAATGACAATCTCATTAATAATTGTATTTGGGCAGACGATAAAACTGGGGAATACTGCTTAATAAAGTTTGACAGTGAAAACAGAATTATAATGGATGAAAATGGAATTCACGAAAAAGAAATAAGAAAAGGTGACATAGCAGTATTAAGCCTTAACTGCTTAAGCCATCATGATTTATTGAAAAGGTTAAGACCATCATTACCAATACCATAAATATTTTTTTCGAATAAGGGTAAAGATAAATGCTAGGACACAATATAATCAAAGCTCAAACAGTAGCGAAAAGAATATTTAGAAAATATCATGGCCACGAAGTTGATCTAAATATGGACCATTATCAAAATAGTCAAAAAAGAGTTGATCAAATACGAGGCACATATAAAAAGACAAAAGTACCTTGTTCATGGTTTTGTTGTGGAAATCCACGTAAATGGACCGGGAAACAAACATTACAGGAAACAAAATCAGATATGTCATTTGCAGAACAATTAATGGAGATTTGACATGGCTTTCACAGTAGGGACAAATAGTTTCGTTAGTCTAGACGATGCAAACGCATATTTTGTTGATCGTGGGAATACAACTTGGGCAAATGCAAGTGATCCAAATAAACAGTCTGCATTAATTAGAGCAACGGATTATCTTGTTCAAAAATATACTGAGCGATGGAAAGGTGAGCTTGTAAGTTTCACACAAGCGTTGCCATGGCCGAGGGTGGGTGTTTATACTGCAGATGGAAAACAGATTTCAAGTGGAAGCATCCCGGAAGCAATCGAAAACGCAACTTCTGAAATGGGGTTGAGAGCTTTGAGCAATAGCGATCTTTATGCCGACGAACAAGCCGGTAGGGAAAGTCTGAAAAGAAATAAAGTTGATGTTCTGGAAAAAGAATATTTTCAAGGTGGCACGACACAAAATAAATATACGATTGTCGAAGAGATGCTAAAAGATTACACAATCAGTTTCGGAAATGCCGTTCCCCTTACTCGTCACCCATACGGATATAATCAAGGCGGGTATTGGGGATGCTATACTCTGAGGCATTAAATGTCACAAGAATCAAGAAATTTAGAAGTTTATAACGATTTGGTTTCAACCGAACAATCGATCATTGGAAATTTCACGCATAAAAGCGGCGGAACATTTAACCCGGTGACTGAAGTTCACACGAACCAGATAACTACAGTTTCATCTTGCGTGGTTGTATTTGTGAAGGCTTCAAAAAATGAAGCGACCCCGGACGATTTTCAACTTGAACGTGGTGACAGAGTTTTAATTTGTGCAGCATTGGGACAAGTTCCGGCACACGGTGACTTCCTGACATTAAACGCTGATGATTGGGAAATATTAACTTCAATCGAGTCAAGTGCCGGTGATAATTCATTATTTCGTTGTTTTGTTAAGAAAGGATAAATGGCTAACTTAAAAGGAAATCAAATTCCCAAAGGCAGGAGAGTTGAACCGGTCGAAGTTTGGGGTGCAAAGAAGCGGGTTAGCCGAAGCGGTGAAAAGTTCGCGTCTGCTTTGAATGAACTCGGTAAAAACATGGAAGGGAATTTCAAATTATTCACAAAGCAACAAGCTTTAAAAATATTCGCTGGAATAATAAAAGAGCATCCTGTCAAAACAGGTTATGCTCGATTCAATTGGTTTTTTGGGATTACACCAACTAAAGAAATTAAACCTAAAATCGAAAACGCCGGTGATAATTCATACCCAGTCCCAAGTGTTGGTGAAGCGTCAAAAAGTACAAGCGCTTCTTACATTTATTTTCTCAATAATAATTTGCCATATATTGAGGCGCTTGAGGCAGGATCGTCAAATCAGCAACCAACAGGTTTTATCGCAAATACAATTTTTAGAATTGCAAAAGACATGCAGAGGTCTAAAAAGTGACAACGATATTAGAAGCGACAACGATCATTACAACACAGTTCAATAGTAATTACAGTACAACGACCGTGCGTTGGCCAAATGTTGCTTTTGAAGAACCCGAAGACGGAACACCCTGGGTGTCATTTAATATTTCAATAGCAGATGCAATAATTCAAACAATATCAGTAAAACACAACGATCAATTGGGGATGGTGTTAATCAATGTATTCACAAAAGCCAGGACTGGTATGATCGCAAATAATACATTGGTTCAAGAGGTACGAGCAATTTTTAATCGACTTACGATTACCGGCATTCATTTTGAAGCACCGGAAATCCGTCAAGTCACAACGAATTCAGACGATATATGGTTCAACCAATTGGTCAGGATTCCTTTTGTGTACAACGAAGCACTTAGTTAAGAGGTAAAATTATGACTATTGCGAGAGGTGAAAACAGTTGGTTTAGATATATCGTGGAAGCAACGTGGGGAACTCCACCAACAACCGGTACAATGCAACCGGTTGCGATTGTTTCTGAAGCGTTGAAATTCGTCAAAACTAAAAACCCGTCAAACTCGATTAATGATCACGGCAATATTGTGACATTGATTAATTCTCCAAATTCCGTGTCAGGTAACTCAGTACACGAATTGAGATATGGAGAATTTGACACGATTTTTGAAAGTGCGATGGGTGCTGCTTGGGCTACAGATGTTTTAACGAATGGGCAAACGGAATCCAGTTTATCATTTGAACGTGGGCTTTTTGATATCGAGGTTTTTCATTTGTTTCAGGGCGTTCGTGCATCCGGATTCAGTCTGTCTGTTCCAAGCGACGCGCGTAAAGTCGATTTAACATTTAACTACATCGGCAAGGACGAACTTATTCCTGTTCCAAGCGGCACGGATGGCGATTGGGTCGGTGATAACGTCGGTGTCACATTAGGTACAAATCCAGCGGCGGCAAAATCACCGATGTATTTGGAATGTGGTGAGCTGAAAATCGATGATACAACGGTAAGCGTAATTACTGGCTTAAATCTTGATGTCAATCGTCAATTAGCACCGGTTAATACGGTTGATTGTGACGACCCAATTGAATTAAGTCGAACAGGGTTGATTACTGTTACTGGAAACCTGAACGGTGTGATTGAAGATAATGACATGTATAACCGGTATATCAACGACACTGTGTTTACTCTAGATCTGCAATTCACAGATGGTACCAGTACCTATCTTTTTGTCATGGATCATGTTGAATTAACTGATTCAGAACAGCCGATCGCAGGGCCAGGTGATGTTGTTAACAATTCACCGTTTCAGGCGTTTTATGATTCCACTTTGACGGGATCTTTGCAAATCACGAGATCGGCAACATAATTTTTAATTTAAATAGGGGATAACATGGAAAACGAAGAAAAAGAATTTATTGAGGAAGTTGAATATTTCGACATTGCTGAAGAATTTCGGATTACTGATGAAATGGAAGCCGGAAAAGAATATCCACTGACAAAAGACGCGAGTATTACGATCCGTTCATTCCAGTCAAAAACATATTTGAAAGGTGTTTCAAAACTGAAGGAAGATAACCCGGAAAAAACAGACACGGAACTCTTGATCATGAGTATTGCTAAATATGGGATTGTCGATAACCAGAATGTAGTAATCAATGGAAAAATTGTTGAAAATACTTATGAATCCAGAATGGAGGCGTTAGAATTTCAGTCCGATGAGGATTCGAAAGGGCCGTTTGTTATGTTTGTTTTGACAAGGGCGCAAATAAAAAACTTCGACGGCGCGGGAAGTTCACTGATGCAGAACGCTTAAACGATTTCGCCGCGCGTTACATGTCTGAAAGAAAAGAACTGTCTGATTATTTTAAGGATTGTGAACAGTACAAGCAAGTAATCAGACAGAAATTGCGAGTTAAATTTTTTCAGGATCATAACCAGAAACACGTAAATGCATTAAACAAATATTTAGCAAAAATCAAGAAAGTCAGACCGTCACTAGTTGAAATACCGTATCGATGGTATGAAGCGTTTCAAGGTTGGGAATATCTAGCTAAGTTCGGTCGACCTTCTTCAATGGGGTTGCAGCCACAGGGTTTTGAGACAATTTATAAATATGTGTCTCTATTGAGCATCGAAAAAAAGTATCATCTAATATTAATTGATCAAATCATAACGATTGATATTGAGTTTGTTAAAATCCATTCCAAAAAAGATTAATGGCTACTGAGACATTTGAAATTAAAGTAGATAGTTCGGGGGCCGTTAACAATCTCAAAAAGGTGGAAACCGGTCTTGACAAGACTGGTAAATCTGCAAAAGGTGTCGGAAAAGAAGTCAAAGGCGCTGAATCCTCTATAAAATCACTCGCGAAATCATTAGTTGGTGCAGCTGGCCTAGCCGCTGCCGTTGCTGTAACTACTAAAGCCGTTTTTGCATCTGTGGACGCATGGCGCGTATATGAAAAAGCGCTCGTTGGCGTTGCAAAGACAACCAATCTAAGCGGCAAAGAACTCCAGCAATTTTCAAAAGATATCACCCAACTTTCAA